TTATTCGGGTTCAATACCAGTACCACCACAATGATCACAGAAGTCACCACTCATCGGGCAACCAGCTTCAAGCCATTCATCTTGGGTCATTGCGATAGCAGGATCTACACGTCGTCCATCGCATTGACTACATACTTCATCATTCATAACAGCTCTCCTTTCATAGTTTCGGTCCAAACTTACAGGGTTGCCCCTAGAAAATTTCGATAATTAGGGTAGTTGCCTGATTATGAATATAAAGTGAATATACTTGTCGTCTTAAAAGGCCTCATAGCTCCAGGAGATGCATTGTAAGCTTGATAGAAGTTCGGCTAATCAGGTATTACTATGTTATTTAAGCAGCGTGCGAACAGCTAACAAGAATCCAACTAGAAGGAGTCTAAGCTAATTTGAGATGAAGTAGATCAAGCTCGACTGAGTTAGACGCATTAACATACTGGCAATTATTGTGACATGGATCACATTTAAGTTTTATTTGAAAATTTTTTTTGATAGGTGCATTTTGCGCCCAGAAAGCGCTCTAAGGCGTTTTAGTGTTAAATAATACCATGTGACATGTCACGTACTAAATTAGGCGTCTTACGCCTGATTCAGAGGCATAAGGCAACTTATATTCAATATGCTCGAGGTTAATATGGAATCACATACTGTAGAATTACCCAGTGGTTGACGCTCTAAGGTGTATAAAGTAGATTTACTTCATTCCCACAGCAAGTGGGAATGTTAGCTAACAAAATATAAACGATCAGCTTGATAACCTGGTCGTTGTCTGAGGGCTTGATAACCCCTCGTTGAAGACAACAGATTAACCGCCTCTCACACTGGCGGTTTTTTTGTGCCTAAAAAACATACGCATATACCTGCCAAACGTTTGCATTCTGTTCAAACTAAGGTATTCTACTTCTGTTGTGTCTAAAGTGATTTATCACCACTACATATAGATACAGCAATTACATTCCGGCTTATCACCGGATATTTATAAATAAGTGTGAAAAGGAGTATCCATTTATGGGTATCCAGAAGTTAGGTTTGGCCCAACCTACGCTAAAAAATGGCCAAAATCTTACCATTGTAACCCTATCTGAAAAAGAGCAAGCATCTATTGCAGCAGCACTTGGCAATACGACTAAAAAAGCTCTGACATTTCTAGCTGTAGCAAAACGACAAGGTTCTCGTACCAACGAGATTCGTACGTTTGCCAATTGCAGCAATGTTCCTCAAGCAGCAATCGATGCCAATAAGAAGCTAATGAATTATGGCTTAATGCTGGTGTGCTTAAAGCCGCCACATGCAGCCTATAATTCTGCGTTTCACTTTTGGTATTTGATTGAAGCTCCGATCATGAATGTTCCTGTCAATATGTCAGCAAATGATGGTCGTTACTAAAGGTAAGTTTTAAAAAAAGCCCCAAATTTTATTTGGGGCTTTTTTTCACCCATAAAAATGAGTTCGCAGTGTTTTGAGCCTATTTAACATGAAGTAAGAAAAACACCTCAATAGGTTATGAATCAGGAATAGCATTTAGAAACGAACTACTCCCACCATGTAACACCAGGGGCTGGCGGGAGGCTGTTATCGTCTTTAAACATATCAGCCACGTAGTTCGTAGCCTTAACACTGCATTTGGTCTTGTCGTTGTTGATGTTGGGTATTATCGAGGTGATCACCGCTGGCTCTGAATATCGGGTCGCATCACCAAACAGCCAAAGCGGCGGCTCTATTTTGCCCGTAAGATTTGGGATAAAGTCCAGCTGGCCATCGAGCATGACCACTCGGTTACTAACCTTCGTCGCAACAAAAGGTCCATTGCCCGTGCCATCATGGCGTCGAATGGTCATATAGTGAGACTCACCTACGGTCCATTCTAGATCCCGATCTACGGTAATTTGAGCCACTAATTCATCGTTGCTGTTGCGAACCACCTGCCAGTCGACCACTACCCCAAATTGGCCAAAGTTCGGCAAATCGTCAGCTAACTCGGCGTAATCAAGATAGGTACTGTTGAGCGCGTCCATTTCCGTTGTGAACGAGTAATTAATTTTCTCACCCTTAGAACGGCGCAGCATTCGCATGCCAATACGCCAGGCGCGCGTTTCTGAGGTCACGCCTTTGGTTAGCTCCAGTTCTCCCCACTTGGTGATCGCGTTCTTATCGCCTAGCCAACACTTAACGCTGCTGGTTGTCCAATCAGTCGGGTCCATGTAATACACAATTAACCCCTCGTTTTCGTCGGGGTCATACAGTGTAGTGGTGATGGTTAATCCGTCTCCGGTCATGACGTCGGGCGTATAGACATGACCTGCACCGGTTTTCTCAAACAAGCGCTTAGGAAGAATCTTGCCAATGTCGAAACAAAACTCGGCCATGCCAGCCTGTAAGGCGGTTTTCAGTGCGGAGTAAACGGTCCCAGCATCGACAAAGCCGCCGTCGAAATATTCCTCGTTTGGTGACCACACGTTGTCATGCATCCACAGCAATTCATCCATATCGATATCATCGTCCGAACCGCCAGAATTATGCACGATATAGCGCACGGAGGGGGCAATACCTCGGGTGGCATACAGTTCTTCTGTCCAACCTCCCGCGCCATCGGGTACCGGCAATTTGCGGGTTTGCAATACCTTAATCTTGTTAGTGGCCGATGAAGAAAGGTTGGAATCAGACCGAATCGAGATAGCCAGCGTGGTGCTGGTCGCGTAGCTGGTCGCCGTGGGCAATTTACATTTCAGGCGCATCCACTGAAGTTTATCCAGGTACTTGGTGTCATCATACGATTTGGTTTTCCTGACCAGCATCACCTCGGGGCGTATCGCGCTTGGCAGCGTGATCGGGTGAGTTTGGCCAACCTGGTCGAAACTCTTTTCTGTATAGGTGAATGGGAACACCTGCCAGGTATCGAGTTCCCCTACATCGGCATCACGGACCCAAACCTCCCAGTCAACCGTGTGATTTTGCAACCGGCCTTTGCTGTCGTATCGTCCCCACCCCGAACTGCGCAGCATATCAATTTCAATGTAATCGGTGGTGTATCCTTCAGGGCATCCAACATACGGCCCCAGTTGGTAGTCTGGCAGCGTGTCGCTGGTTACATCCAATGAAATCGAGTTGCTATACGTGCCGCCAATAAATCCGGTCCAATCTGGATCACCCACACGAATGACGGTCATCTTATAATCAGAGTCGGTGGAAACAATCTGATAAAGACCATCATCTGTGCTGGTTGTGGTGATCTTAATAGTCACACTTGGCGCGGGCGTTAGGTCGATAACGTCATTACCTTCCAGGTCTTTGAAAGTTAGTTCAGTGTCTGATAACGGTACCGCTAAATAGGTGGAATCATTCGAACCCGCGCCGGATAGCTGGATTTCCTGATTGACGCTAAGGACGCTAAACCCCTTACCAACAATCTTATCTGGTAGTGGTTCCCCTGTCGTTTCATCGTTACCGCTGTCGACTATCTCAACAATGTCATCAATCAGGACTGACGTGGATGAAATACCGGTGATGGTAAACGTGGTGCCATCTGCCCAGTTGAGATTTTTATTTTTCCAGTAGCTCGTCGTCTCATTGTCGCGGTCGCCACCGTAATAAACGGTGCGGGTAATACGTTCCTGAATCAACACGGTATCTTCACTCAGGATCAGCGCCATGTCAGCATCTTCGGATCCAAATGACACCGAGGTACTCGGGCCGATAAAATCCAGACCGCTGGTACTGTCCGTCCCGCCAACCTCTTCAGCTGTGTAGATGTTCTTATGAGCTTCATGCATCGAGACATCTTGACCAGGTTCAAAAATCTGCCAGTTCGCGTCGTCACTCAGACGGTTGATTGGCGTTCCGGCAATGGTCAATCCGGTTGAGGATATCTGGTAATGCCCCTCCCCTACATGCAGCATCAGGGCAAGAACCTGTTCATTGTTCTCGTTGTAATACTTATACGGGCTGCAAAGGTAACTCGGCACGGACTGGTGACGGCCAAACCACTCAGGTCGGACGCCCATTAGCTCCGCCTTATTCACCTGGACGTTAATGTCATAGATGTTTTTGCCGGTGGGCACCGTGCTGGAGTTAGAACCCAACTGGTTCATGTTGTTCATCGAGTAAGCAGAATAAGCGGCACTGAGTACCGATACCGCGATCACTACCCATTCGATTGGAGTAAGACCTTTAGGAGGAAGCACGACATCAATGGTGTCACTATCAAGTAACACTCGGTTCGCCCACTCTTTTGGGTTAAATGCCTGACCATTAATCGTGGCCACAAAGCGAGGGTTCTTTAACTTATGTCCCGTTGGTCCTTTATCCCAGTCTGGGATATGGCGGTCAAGATAGGCTTTAAATGTGGTTTCGTTGATCTGGTTAATTTCCCGAACCGTCACATCAGCCGCATCAGGATAAACAATCAGTGTGGCCATCTAATGTCTTCCATTGGTAATACTTGGTAACAGGCGCGAGCATTTCAAACATGCTGCGCCGGTGGATAGTGGTTTTGTTGCTGTCGTCATAAGCGTGAATGATGCGACGGTCGGGCAGCACCAAACCGATATGGACCCAACGGCGGTTTTTATATTGAGCCGCCAGCGCCAGAGGCTGAAATTTGCATTCCTCCACGCTGTCATGCACTGACCAAGCCGCTCGTTGAGTGATCGCTTCATCTTTATGGCTGAGAGCGGGAAACTCAGGCATCAACACACCGGTGAATTGGTGATAAAGCCAACGCACAGATCCATAGCAATCCCACCCATCCAAATCGCGACCACCGGGCACATACGGGACGCGCTTCGCCACGCTGATAAGTTCCTCTGCGTTCATAGAAAACCTTTTGAATTGTTACGAGATGGTCGCCAGACCTGGTGCGTATTCGGTGGTAAATCGAGGACGCGGCCAGGCACTGTTGCTGAGATAGCCGATACCAGCGGACGCACTGCAATTCGTGCGCGTGGTCGATGCTGTGGTGACTTTGAATTTTATCGGTTTGGAAGCAGGCGACGTCAGATCCGAGGCCATATACTTCCGCAGGGTAATAAACACATCCGCACCGGCTTTGCGCGCTGCCTCTATCAGCTGGCGCGCTTCACCGGTGACGTTATCGATACCAAATTGCAGTTCCATTTCAGCACCAGTGGCCGACTTTGGAAGGTTCACCGCCAGTCCCGCCGCTTCAAAAGTCACCAGGGTGGTATCTTCGAGGGCTGCGGTAATATCCTCAAATGCCGAAACCAGATAACGCGTAACAAAAGCGGTTGAGGTTAATTGCAGGGTGATGAATTCGTCATCATCACCCGCACTGGCATGGTATTGTTTTAGGGCTTGAGACATAGGGGGGGATCTCGTTTTTAGAATGGACTGGCAATTCGCTACGCGCCGTCAGACATCGATGGCGCGGCGAATGCTAGGTAAAATAAAGAGTTATCATGAACGCCAACGCTGAATCGTTGCGGCCATTATGTCTCCCATCATCTTATGACCAATGCTGTTTGGATGCAGCATGTTACCCGGTACAGAGAACGTCTCTGCTACGTACTTATTCACGCTAATGTTATTCGTGTCGAAGCCGTAGTTATAGTCCAGGTTGATATACATCGGTGACACATACACGTTGTTGGAACGCATATCTGCTGTGTCATATTCATCTAAAACACGGCGGGCATGGTCGCGCACTACTTCATTGAAACGTTCACATGGGTAACGGTTTTCATAAGCGGCTGCTTGTGCTGAGCCTAAAATGCCTAATACTATGATCACCTTAGTGCTAGGGTCATCTGCGTGTACGCTAGCGATGAGTTTATCTGTTCTCTCTTTCCATGGAGTCCACGCTGCATCAGTCATTGAGTCTGTGCCAAGAAAGTCGTTAGCTACTGACATTAGGGAGACATGCGTCGGCTTACCACCCGCGTGGGCGTAAGCTGTTTGTTGTAGGTACTTGCCCCAACTGAACTCCCAATCCTGCGTTGGATCAGTCGCGATAACCCAATTAGCACCATCGTACATACGCAACTGTTGTCCTTCAGGGTAAGACGGATCAATCATATGCGCCCCCGTCGGCGGATTTAATCGATACCCTGTTCCCGCATCGTACTTGTACGCTCCTCCATCCACAAAGTCTCGGGCAGCATCTTGGAATCCTGCGTAGTCATATCCTGTCGGATCTTCCGTAATAATTTTCTTCCAGTTATCTGTATTACCGAAGTACATGTCACCAGATACATTTACCGGAAACATAAATGGACTATCGACAGTGTTGGTTACGCCATATCGCGAGTGATAATGTTCCCATTTCCAACCTCCCCGTCCTTCACGAGCGAAGTCCTCTCCAGAATACCGACGTGTTCCTACCGAGGCTGCGTCTAGTAACACATCTTGGACTTGCTTGGCGTAACTACCGTCCCGCGTTATTGAGTCCCCGATAGCACAGTATCTTACTTGACTTCCGCCATTAGCTGGATTTACGGCCGTCACGTTAACTTGCTTTGATGTCACGTCTGTGGAATCTGCAAGACTTCGTAATCGCCAAGTCATATTGAAGTTTTCATTATTCGAGGGCATGCCACTTTCCCCGTCGCGGAAACGTAACATATGCTCAAAGTGCTGACCGTATGCACCGTCTATCTGTAAGTACATGTCATCAGGCCAATAACTGACGCCAAAGATGTTTGAGAAGTACATCGATGTTTCTGAGTCAGGACCTTCTAGAATCCCCATCTGTGAGGGTAACGGGATAGTCTTCACACCTGTCTCTGTTACTGATGTAGCGACCGCGCGCAAGTCGGCTAAACGTGAAGTGTACTCTAAACGTCCTGTATACGCCCTTTTACCGACAAACGTACATACGATGTACTGCTCGTCACTATCACCCGTCACAGAATAATTGCGAAGCATCACGAGTGCGGCGTTTGCTTCCATTTCTGCGGTTACTTCCAGCTGTTCCTCAATCTCCACGTAATGGTACTGATCATCATTCGGGAAATATTGGTACACCGTGCCACTTGTAGCAATTACTGAGTCATCCCCTGCTCGTGCATAGAAGTTCAACCCCACCCGCCCAGCGCCTCCGTTACTTCTTGCTACTATGCCTAATCGCACGAAGAGAGTATTACCTTCTTTCATATTCAAAACGTCCCAGGCGACATCTTGATCAGACCACTTCACAGCACCGCCAACGCAGGGAGCATTGAAAGGATTACTCGGTAAGTCGTCTATAACTTGAGGGTTACTACGCCATTTGCTACGGCCGAAATGTGTGTTCAGCCCTTCTGCATACTGCACGTTGCACGGGTCTGGCATCAAGTTCTCTGGATTACCTCGAACCTGTTTAGCAAGCGATGGAATGAAGTCAGGTGTTCCCATATACGGTGACGCAGACTGTGCTATTCCCTGCTCGTAAATTGCAAATTCTGGGTCTGGTAATACTGCCGTCTGCCCCGTTGTATAGATTATCTCCACACGGTCTACTTCTGACCAATCCCCACTAGGGTAGTCCAAGTAGAATATCAACGTCACATCTTCGTTATCGACCGCTTTATCAGGTGTACCATGGAGCACTCCAATAGGTCGGCTGTACAAAGCGGTTCCATCTCGGTCACGTAATGCAAATAATGCGCTTGTATACACGTTGGCACGTAGCTTCAGTCGTAAAAATGTCCACTTCCCGTTTTGTAGTCCTAATTCGTCTACTGGGAACTTTGTAGTTAACGTCTCGCTAATACCTTCTACGCGGAGGGCGAAACCCGAGGGTGAACCAGCATCCGCTACCGGCTTATCCCCATATTCATCCTCATCCAAACCTATCAGTACACGTCGAGTGCAGTCTGGGTCGAAATATAGATTAGGCAGCGTGCCCAGTGCTTTAAAAGCAGGCAGGCCCGTATTCTCTGCCTCTCGGAAATCTGGCGTACCGTTAATGCCTGCTGCTAGACCATGTATCTTTCTAGTACCAGTCAGCGTTCCTTCTGTTTCGATTCGAAACATAACGTATAAGTCAATATCATCTGGAATGGCTGGCACATCCAATATGACTTCGAGTTTGACTGTACCCGTGCTCCCTTCAAAAGTGAGCGCTGAACCAGAAACCAACACTGGGTATGAATCAGTACCATCATATGTCCTTAGAAACGCCGTCATACGGGTCTGTGATCCAGCGTCCAAGTTTGTAACGATACCTGTGCAGTGTAGCTTATCACCCGCCTTCAAACCTGCGTTAGAGACTAGCGACCACTTGTCCACATTTCCCCCAATATCTAACGTGTAACCTCCATAGAATGGCGAGTCTGGGTCATTTAGCACTTTAGTCCCTGAGCTAATACCCTCCCATACCGGCTTTCCTATACCGATATATCCCGGTGATCCAGGGGTTGATTGGTGCGGCGCTTTCAGAGCCCAACCGACTGACATGGCGTAGCGTTGGCAAGGGTCCGCAATGATGTTACTTACTGCTGAATTCTCAACCTCCAGGATCTTTGATTTAGACCACGAACCGTCCCATCCATATGTTCCATTATTCGAAGCATCGGTATCATTCCAAACCTTTGCTAAAGGATAAAAACCTTCTGCGTTCGGCGTTGGCGTATAGTCATCCATCAATGCTTTGGTATCAAACACTAACGCAGAATCAACCAACGATTGAATCGCCGCCCATCTATCATTTACATCTTTTGCGATCGACTGTATGAGCTCACCGTTATACGTGGTTGATGATGAAGGATCTTGGCTCAGTTTGACTTTTAGTGCTTGCACTGCGTCGTCAAAAGAGGTTAATAAATCGGGAAAACTGGACATTAAGGTAACTCCATCATGGTGGTTTCTAGTTGAGCAATAAGCTCAGCAAAGGTGTTCGGTGCGTACATGGCATCCAGCAGGGCGCCTTCATCAAGTTGCGACAACGGTTTAATTAATAATTCGCCGGTGTAATCCCAGTGTTTTAAGGTGTTACTGGTTGGCTTGCGGTTATCTCGCGGATCTTTGGTGATCAGCGCTTCCACTTCCTGAAGGCGCGTACTTCGTGGAAGCTTGATGGTGATCAGAAACCAGCGACCAAGCAGCCAGTTTTCAAGCGCGGTTTCAAACATCTCGGCTTCTGACTCATCAATGCGCCAGGTCGCTTTCATGGTGCTCGGACGGTTTTTTATCTGCCGTGCGCGGGTGCGACCGGTGCTGAACTCGGTCGCTATCACGCTGGGTTTCTGATTGAGGCTATAACCAGACAATAACGGCACCGGCAAAATGCTGGGATAGGTAAAGTTAACTGCCATATTGCTGCGTCCTGTATCGGGTTTGCATGACCTGAGAGGTTTGTGTGGATGACGATTGCAAGATCTTGGCAACCTTAATATCTAAGGTAACCAGGTCACCATCGTTCGATTGCTCCACCGTTCCAGCTCGGCTGGCGTCTTCGACCAGGTTCACGACGATATTGGCAGGGCTACTTTGGCCAGATTTCCCCGCCATCACTGACGCATACATCTGATCCAACTGCTTGGCGCTGTCATTGGTATAAACCCGTTCGCCTTTATCCAGCAGCCAGGTACCCTCATTCGGGACACTGCTGATCCCGTTGTGGGCCATGCCTTGTAAGTTGGTGCCTTTTATGGTGCTGACAATGCCAGCGGTGGTTGACGCAACACTCGCCATGGCGCCGATATTCGCAGGGAACGGAAGCGCAGCAGCATTTGCAATACCTTGCTGGATCTTGATGATAGATTCAGCAATAGAGAACGCTTTTGACGCAGCAAACATCGCCTTGAAGATGCCCGACTGTTTACCAGCAAACGCGCCGGCCACGTCGGCCATGCTGCCAAACATCTCGGAATAATTTCGAAGCTGAACAATCTGAGCCGCATGGCGGGCTTTAGCTGATTTCTTCTCAATATCCGCAATGTTGTTCTGGTGCTGCTGCCACAACAGTTCACGGCTGGCAAAATACTGATCTTCCAGCTGCTGCTGCATGGCCTGGTTGTTCGCAGCTGCTTCATAAGCGGCTTGGAACTGCTCAGACAGTCGGGCCATGCGGTCGTCATAGGCGAATGACTCACGAGCAAAATCAGCCTGATCGCCAGCGGCGTTAATGGCCAAACGGCGTTGCCATTCCGTTTCCAGCTGATCAGTGGCATTTTTAAAGGCCGTAACCGCTGGGTCTTCCTTGTCGCCGTCTGCACTTGGTAATGGCGTAGCATCTGGGGTGTTATAGTTGATGCTGCCAGCGTAGTCCTTGGCCAGTTGTTCAAATCTTGCCTTGGTATTTTGGTACCAGGATTCAATGCCCTCTGAAGGTAACGGCTGGCTGGCGAGATCACGCAATTCCCAAATAGCCTGATTAAGATCCAGTTTTGCTTGGTTGACCGTTGCCGCATCAAACAACTGTGGTGGCGGCATGTTAGAGAACTGACGCAACGAGGCGGCCATGTTGGCGGCCTCATCACTGAAGTTCCCCGCTAAATCCAACACCCCTTGAAGTGGCGAAATGATGACTTTAAACAGAAACTGCCCAAGCTCATGCAAGCCGGTAGTGATAGCCTGTGAAGCCACCATAAAACCAAGCTTGAATCCATCCCACGCAACGGTCATACCGTCAATGATTAGCTGAACACCACGCAATGAATCGGCCATAAAGCCAATGCCACTGACTGTGCTGTGGATACCCTCAGCCACCATGTTGTTCATGCCACCAAACTGCTGGGAATACGCCAGAAATTCTTCAGCCATGGCGGCCACTATTGGCGCAAGTTGGGTGGTAATTTCCTGTTTTAATGCGGTCGTCGTAACGCCGACTTTATACATGGCGTCGTTAGCCATTTCGACTTTAGCGGCATCGATGCGTGACAGCGTAATGCCAAGTCTATCGGCTTCATCAGCCATGGTTCTTAAGCCATCGGATCCGCCGGCTAACATGTTCACCATGCCCACGCCTTCGGAGTCGAAAAGCTTAAACGCCAGGCGCACACGTTCGGACTGACTTTCCACCTGAGTGAAAGCATCCGCCAGTGTGTACAGCTGCTGGTCTGGCGTCATCTGGCCAAGCGCTTGCGCATCCAAACCCAATTGTTTTAGAGCTGGCGCAGCTTCACCACTGCCAGTGGCCGCCTCGGCAATACGGCGGGTCATACGTTGCAATGACATGTCGAGGTTTTTAGACCCAACACCCGTTAACTCACTGGCATGACGGAACTGGGTTAACGCTTCGGTTGAGATACCGATACGATCCGCAAACTTAGCCGTCTGGTCTATCAGGGCCGCTTGCTGGTTATACACTAACGCCAGTGAACCAGCGGCAGCAACGGCAGCACCTGCGGTGGCTTTCGCTGCTATCGACATGGTTTTACTGATCGAGTCAGACCAGTTTTTGGCTTTTTTCTGCGATTTTTGCAGTTCACTGGTGAACTGGGCGCTGTTGGCATACAGCGCCACGGTAAGTTTGGCAATATCTGACATTACAAGAGCAGCCTTTCGCAGACGTTCACCTGTTGGTCAACGTTTTTATAATCAAGGATTCGGCTTTGTGGGGTGTCGTTGCCATGGCTAGAGCCAGACTGGTTCACTCCGGCCGCTTCGCGTTTTAAGGCGAAATGGGCCATCCATAGCGCCATTAATTCGCTGTCCACGCTGTGGTATAAGAGGCGAGGATCGACGATACCCAGCACTTCACCCAGACCAAAGAAAAAGCGAAGGGCCGGATCGTCGGTTAGTCTTTTTTTGCGGTGTCCTCGGCATCATCCGATAAGAAGTTAAGCTGGATCAGCTTGGCAACAGCAGCGTTAATCGCCAGAGGGGTATGCACTTCCATCAAGTCAGCGGGTTTCACACTGACAGACATTGGTTGGTTGTTTTCATCCAGGATGGAATCCAGTACTAATTGGGCCGCCTGAATGTTTAGCTGCTCACCGTTATTGTCCTCCTGAAACTTTCGCACCAGTTTGTCGTGCTCACTCAAACGAGCAGCAGTTAAACGACGCGCCGGAAACTCACCACCTAAGATGGTGACAGTTACAGGGACCAGTTCTGCGGGTTTCAATAGTTGGCTTTTTAAATTCATGGGTTAATTATCCTTATTAGACTGGGGCCGTGTAACCACGGTCGATTGAGTTTTGCTTGCCGTTTACCACCAGGTACATAGGCTGGCCTTTATCTAGCTCTTGGTGGCTCCAACCACCGAGCACCACGACTGTGTCAGCCCAGCGGCCATTAGGGAATTCAATGCGGATCTTGACCGTACCGTTGGCATCAGCTTCATCCAGAAAGGCTTGTAAATCGGCATCCGTCGGGTCATCCAGAAAGACATATTCTTTGTCTGGACCTTCCGGCATATCGGCAATGTATTTGCGTTCGGTATCGATCAAGCGTTCCGCTTCCACAAAGCCAGTTGTTCGGCCTGTGACGCCAACCGCGTTGGCATCTTTGAGAAGGACCAGGTTTTCGGTTAGATCTTCTGGCGCTCCGTAAAGAACACGGGTACCAGCGGGTAACTTGGCGTAGGTGCTAGGTTCTGCGACTGCCATGGGTGTTGTCTCCGGTTAGTGGTTAATTACAAAATCTCGGTTAAATTGGTAAGTGGATGGTTTAATTTCGTCTTCCAGCCATTGGTCAAAACCGCCATTTAACGTGGCTGACTGTATTCGGTAGGCACTGGCAGTCCCTTCGTTTAACTCCCCATTAAATTCGTGCAGCTTATCCACTATGTCGTTCGCCAATTGTTTGCCAGCGTCCGGGTCATAGTGGTACACAGTCAGGCTGTAGACGTCTTCACGGATCCCTGTTTTTCGCAAGTTTCCGGGAATAACACCGGGTGTAATGCATCGATACACCACTGCGGTATCAGATTTCTCTGGCCGTTTCAGCCAATAGCAATCCAGCCCAGTCAACGTGGTTAACCAGGCGTTTAATGCTTGTTCTAGGTTCATTTGGCTTGCTTCTTGATCGCTTTTTGAATCTCAACAGCCAACACCGTGCGAAACGTATTGACCACTCGGTGACGATTTTCAAATAAAGACGGTCGCATGAATGGGTCTGGTTCTTGTCTTGCGGTACCATACTCCTGGGCAATGGCTTTTTGGCTGTGCTTTTTTGACGGACCCACACGAGTGGCCAAAGCGTTATCTTTACCGCCATGCTTACTGTCCATCTTTTTGGTGGTGATCTTGATGCTGTCACGCATATGCTCACCATCAGCGCCAACCGCGTCATAACCTGCACCCATTGCCATGGCTAGTTGCACACCGCCCATGGCTTCACGACTGGCTTTACGCAAGGTTCGCAAGCCGGCCTTTTCACCAATATCGGTCAGGGCTTTTTCTAACTCTTTCAAGCCAGACACATCCCATCGGTCAAGCTGCATGATCACACCTCCAGTTGAATGGGCGGCGGGGTTGATTTCGGGTTAGCGTCAGCGTCCAGGATAAGTTCATGGCGACGCGGGTCCGAATCGTTCACGCCTGTGATTTTCATCCAGCGCCCGCGCCACTGCATCCAGTAACCAGGCTCGATATTTTCTCGCCAGCGCAACCGCCACTGGTACCCGTTCTGGGTCTGTTCGCGGTCGTTGACGACGCTTTGGCCACTAGAACTGGTGATGAGCTCCGCCCAAGCTGTAGCTGCTTTTACCAGTTCGAGCGTAGGCGCACCGCTGTTGCTTTTACCTTCAACGGAGCGATACAGGGTCACGCGTTGATTGAGTTTGCCGGCTTGCATAAGACCTCACAGATTGATGTCTCGATCAAAATCCAACAAAAAGCTGACGCCTAAAGGAAGTGTTTTGACGCTGCTTTCTGTCACCGCTTCTCGATTTACAAACCAGTGACCTATTAACAACAACACCGCCAACTCTGTGTCCTCTCTGGCCACCAAAGCATTTTCTGGTACTTGCTCTGGGTCTGCTGGCACTTCCTCTTGCGTCCAGTAAACGGGACGGTTTAGGTAGTTCTCGACAGATTTCTTAGCCGCTGACAGGTAAAGCGTGAGCAAGGTGTCATGGTCGGTAATGTCGTCATCGATACTGCACTGGTTTTTGACTCTAACCAGATCAAGCATCGGCTTTTACCGCCGTGCCATTATCAATCATGCGTTGCGCTTCTTTTTCCGAGCACGGGTAAAAGTCACCAATCGTGAAAGACTGCTGTTTATCTGAGTCCCACAACGGCATCTTTAACTTTACTTGAGTATTGCCGTTTGGTTGCTCCGAAGTCTCTGTAGAATCTTTGGTGATATCTGCTGTCTTGGCTTTCGTGGTTGCCATGGTCAATTCCTTATTACATGAAAAGCCCGCCAGGTGGCGGGCTAAATATGATGGTTAGAATTAAGCAGCTGCGTGTTCTAGCGCGGCGATAGCTGCAACATCTTCCAACAGCACATCGAAACGGTGGAAGCCGATGAAGCCCATTTGGTCAAACTCAGCGTAACGCTCTGTTAAACGGCGTAGGTTCATATACGTCACACGACGGAGAACTAACGACATCCAGTCACCATAGAACACCGACTTCGCACTTGCGCCCGCTGCCGCAATGCCTTGGTCAATGACGTATTGGTCACCATCAATGGTTGACGGAGCAACACCGGCAATTGCTGGCAACCATAGCGGGCGACCGTTACTGTCATTCATCAGCTTGAAGCCTTTGAATGTGTCATCGTTAAATGCCCAGCGCGTGTTTGGACTGTTGCGATACGCTGGATCCACTTTGTGTTTCAAGTTGATCAAGTCCGCGTAAGACACACCAGAAGTTGCCGCCGCTTCTTGTTTCAGTTGAACCTGTAGGTTCAAGCCATTCAGGTTGTTACCCGTGTTATCACCCGTGATGATTTGACTAGCTTCGAGACGGCCCAAACGCTGACCGATACGGCGCGCTACAAACGCATCGATATCAATCATGCTGTCTTGCAGTAGCTCATTCGAGACCAGTACGATTTTAGAGCTGCCTTTCTTCGCACCAATCTCAACCTGGCTAAAGGTTGGATCACCTTTACCCGCTTCTTGGTTTTCGGCCAGCATTTCACCGATTTCAGTGCGGCCATCGGACACCGCCCAAGGCATCGCGCGACCATCTTGAGTATTGATAACCTGACAGACGTTCGCGATACCACCGTACACCGCCATACTTTCAACCACGCGATTCACAAAGTTTTTTGGTACGGTAAAACCGCCGCCAGCCCCTGTTGCTGTGCCTAACGCACGAAGCTGTTCTTTGTCTTCTTGTGATAGCTCCGCAAAGCCATGGCGCAAGTAGCTGGTAAAGGCTTCAGCCTGGCGTTGCTCTGTTGGTGACTCTTTCCCGTTGTTTGTGTTGTCGTCTTCACGAACAAAGCGTTCGTCTTGAGCTCGCAGCTGATCTTCACGTTCGATTTGTGAATCAAGACCATCGAGCTCTGACGTCATACCGCGCCATTGGGTGGTTTCGTCGTCAGTGAACGCACGCTTTTCTTCTTTCGCCTTGTCATTCAACTCACGCATTTGACGCGCGATCGTGTCACGTTTTTTCTTCATTTCATGATATTTCATTCAACTTTCTCCGGTTTAAGTTCTGAGAGGTTTTACAGGGTTTGCAACAACCGATCGCGGTACTGCTGCTCTTGATGCTGCGCCAGTTGGCGCTGTTCTTCACTGTCGCCAGAACAAGCCGCGCGCGCTTCTTCAAGGGCACGGGTACTGGCTTCGGTGTTGTTGTAGGCTGGATAGGTCACTGGGCTGACATCCAACAGTTTTGAAACGCGGGTGATTGTGCGGATATAAACCCCATCCTCTCCCTCATCCCATCGATAACCGTCTGAAGGCAAACGAAACGCAAACGAGCTTTGATTTACATCGCCACGGTCCATAGGTTCGATCACCATGTCTCTTACCGTTTGGGTTTCTGGGGGAGTGATCTCGTAACGCAAACCAACTTCGTCAACAGTCAGCTCAAGCGTTCCGGCTTTGGTTCGACCTAAAACAAAGTTCCGGTCATGGTTAAACAGGGCTCGAACGTCGTCGTCCATAACGTCATCAAACGCACCTGGGGCGATCACTTCAACAAATCCGCCAAGGTTATTACTGCGAGTGTTGAATTTGGCCGCGTACCCGACAATACGTGGTCCCTCTCCGTCCTCCCGTTTTTCAATTTTGATTTCATCACTGCGGATAAAAATCTCATTGAGGTTTTTACTCATTTGGGTTGGCCTCTTTTTGTTGAAGATCAGCGCTTAGCAGATAAGTATCCAAACCATCGGCTTGGTTCATATCTTCCAGCTCTCGTACTTGGTTGCGTGTCATCCAACCATCGCGAATGGCTTTCGAATAGAACTCAGCACGCTCTTGGGCAGTGCCGCGTAACAGGCCGTTTAGGTTGAACTTGACGTAATACCCAGCGCGTCGCTCTTGTTCAGTGAATAGTTTTCGGTTGAGTTCCTGCTCCCACTTCACAACCCATGGGATCATGGTGTGACGAACGAACTGAATAGCTTGCTCTGAGATGTTAGAGAAGGTGGCTTTTTCCAAGTCGTTAATCATGTGTGCCGGCACGTTGTAGATGCCGGCAACTTCTGAACGACTGAATTTTCGCGTTTCCAGAAACTGAGCATCTTCTGGCGGGATGGTGATCGACTGATACGCCAGCTCTGATGGCAAAAATAACGTTTTGTTGTCGTTACTTTGCATCTCCACTTTTGACTTTCGCCAACGGTCGAGCAAGCGTTTCCAGCTCTTTTCCTCCAATTGTGATTTGACGGATACAATACCGGTTGGCTTGCCACCACTTCGGAAGAACTGGTTACCATAGCCTTGGGTTTCGAGACCAAGCGCAAAGGCTTCTCGACACTGGGCAATGGGGCTTTTGCCCACTTTGCCATCAGAGCCAATCGCTTTAATGTGGATCATATCTTCAGGACTGACGGCTCTTGCCAGCAAGTCTTCAGCGGTAACAGCGTAGGTATAACGTCCAGAATTGGTTTTGGTTAAGTTGGACTCCCAAGGCCGAATTAACCCAAGTTCGCGTACTTCACCCGAACGAGGGTGACGCACGATTTCAGTGTAGTGGTTACCCCAACCGCTGACGTGAACCATGCCTGATTCGCGCCAGTCATAACTGGTTTGAAATGGGTTAGGCTCATCGTGCAGTAGATAGTAAACGGGGTGATCCGTTGCACGAGAGACAACTCCGTTAGAGTCACGGCGCATCACATGCAAAGGCAGTTGGCCCATAGAGCGACCAAGTACGCCAATACAGGAGTATACCGCCGATAATCCCATGGCAGATTCCACGCTAACACCAGAACCACCGCCCCAATCGGCTGGATCTAGTTCAGACAGGGGAACGGATGGGTCTTCGGGGTTTGAACGGGTTTCAAATAACAAATCAAGCATGGCGACCCCCTAGCTTTCTTAATGCCAATAAGGCAAAAATCAACAACATGGTTCCGCCAAACATTAAGGTATCCGACAACCCGAATTTGAGATAAACCCCACTCACCAACGCGGAAAACCCCGCGAGGCCAATCAGGTTGAGTACGTATTTCACAGGTATAAATCCTCATCATCTAGATCGTCGTATGGGTCAAAGGCATCCGTTGCTAGATGCGCGCGATACACCGCCATGATTAAAGCGACCGCACCATCAATCTTTTGGTCGGGCTTGTCCTTGCGAGGAAAATGGTTTTCGTTGGCGTCCGGTTTACTGACCACGTTACTCATCATCCAGGTGAGTACAGGGTTCCCGTCATGATGTACACGGCCTGACTTCAAAGCGGCCTCGAGTTCTATCATTCCTGGCGATAAGTGCGCGGTAGTTTGTGGAACCTTGACGGCAGTGATACCTGCAGCCGTGAGTTCTTGGGCAAGCTGGGTAGAACCCCACGGGTCATGTGGTACCTCTCGCACCTCGAATTCATCCGAAAAGCTCTGAATATCTTCCCCAATTTCGTTGAAATCGACTTCAGCGCCATCCGTTGAAATCAATGCACTTCCACCACTGTTCAACCATGGCGTCGCCACCCACTTCTGGTAGACCTTGCGGTTTTTGGTGTCTGGGTCGAACACGGTCTCTTCTGGTAAGTAGTGCTTTGAGAAAATGTAGAAATGCAGTTGGTTACGCTCATCCTTACGTGTAAACAGCATCACCTGGCTACAGATATCGATTTTCGATGCCAAATCCAGAGACAACCAGCATGAGCTGTCTTGGAAATCGTCAATCGACAAACTGGTATCTTCAGCGGCCTTCCAATCCTCCATGTTGAAAAATGCACTTGAGGCCGACACCCACTGATTAAGGTGCTTGGTTTTGAAGGTATTGGCATATCGAGGATTGCGGATCGCGCGCAACTGCTGACTTCTGAGCCAATCCTCATCCACGGAGATCCCCAAGTTTGGGTTGGCTTTGGCCAGTACTGCAGGGTCAGTCCAATCGTCGCCTTCATCAATCGTGTAGATGATGCCAAAGACTTCATCGTCGTCAGTGGTACCCTCTAAGATTTTGACCAAGTCATCATGCAAGTCTTTACAAGGGCCCGCGATGTTGTAACCCGATGTTGTGATCACAAAGATTAACGGCTGTTCGCGAGCACCCATCCCTGTCGACATAGTGTCGTAAAGTTCAGGACCATCATGCTCGTGATACTCATCGACTATCGCACAATGAGGACTGGAGCCATCACCCGGGTCACCGATAACTGGTTCGAAGATGCTGCCGTCTGGCCGTTCCATCTTCTTGGCCATGACGTCAATCATGAATGAGCGACGCAGGTTCGGTAGAGCTTCAGCCATTTTCTTAGCAGGCTTAAACACCTCCCAAGCCTGCTTCTCTGTGGTAGCGCCACAGTAAACTTCAGCGCCATACTCATTGTCAGGGGCGAACATCCAAAGCCCGTTCCCTGCCGCAATGATGCTTTTTCCGTTCTTTCGTGGGACTTCAACGTAAGCCACCCGAAAACGGCGGCGTTTGTCTTTCTTTCGCTCCCAACCATAAAGAGCCGCGTGGATAAACAACTGCCACGGTTCCAGACTGATGCGGCGTTCTTTGAGAGGCTTCTTTGCCCACTTGCCTTTGGTGTGTGGAAGCAACTGGATAAAACGACAAACCCCCTCGGCTTTGTCTTTGTTAAACCGGTACGGATAGGCTTTGCTTTTGCTCTTTTCGAGATCATCCAAATGTCGCTGACATGCCTGGATAACATACTTACAAGCTACGATCCGACCGCTGACCACGTCACGCGCGTACTTCGCGGCGGCGTTTACGTTCGGATACTTAGCCATACTTATCTCGCTGGTAAGAATTCGTCGAATTCGTTTTCGTCGCTGTCCTTGCTACCGCTCCCCCCACCAGTCATCCGTCGAATGGATAACGGGTCTAGTCCAAGTAAACTGCCAATACGAACCATACTGGCCAACGCATCCTGGCGAACATTCACGCTAGGGTTTTTCTTCTGTCCTCCCATCGGTGTATCAACGGTCAGCCCTTCTCGAGAAACTTCCAACTCAGCTTGAAGGTACAAAGAGAAGCTATTGCAATAAGCCAACAACAAAGGTCCATGGTCGATAGTCAGGATTTTTCTGTCCATCAGTACACGGCTTTGCGTCTGCCAAATCGCCAGCGCGTTGTCATCACGTAACTCATCTGGCGGATCTATTTTTATCAGTGCTTCGTGGGCAGGCGCAGATGGCATAGTGCTTTTGCCACCTTTTCGACCTCCTCCAGCTGCTCGCGCCATACAAATACCTCTCAAAACTCAGCCGCGAAAATGTGTGATCTCGCGCGTCAAAAAAAGATCCTTATTTATTGCGTATAAAAATTTGTCTGAGGCTGCGGTCCCCATCGAAAAGGCTACAGAGATTTACCCCGCCCCTCTATGTGTGAGAACGGTAATAACAAGCGACCTAATATCGCTGTGATACCTTTTACCTTATTGGTTCGAGGTGTTATCACCTTAGTGCCTTTTGTTATCGTCTGAGTGACTCTGACAGGATCTGGGTAGGTACCAAACAACCAACATAACAGCACCAAGGTTTTTAAATAAATCGGTACCCAAAACGCCAATTTGATCTGACAAACGATCACTTCTTTGCGTTTTATTGTCGTGGTTTCATGCGTTCCCGTGCAGTTTTTGCCTTGTGACATGCACGACATAGTGCCTCCAGGTTGCTGTCTTCATCTGTTCCGCCATGTTCCTTAGACTTGATATGGTCAACATCTTTGGCGGGAACGGCTCGACCACCACGCAAACACTCTTGGCATAGATACTTATCTCGCTTAAGAATGATGCGGCGCTTCTTATCCCACTCGCTGCCATAACCACGCTGATGTCGGTTGCGGCCCGCTTGATGAACTTCCCAACCAGTGTTGCGGTGCTTATCACAGTAACCACTCTTGTCATTAGTCAGCCCACCGCAATGTGGATGACGACAAGGCTTAGGGGTACGTGGAGGCATAATCAAATATCCTTTGAATACTCACTAAATACACAAAGGATATTTAAAGGGTCACCGCCGTGGGCACTGCTGTTCAATGGCCGAAGCCTGGCGACGCTCGACGACGTCACAAGTCACTAGCAAAACGTTGCCGTTGGCGGTGTTAGAGCTGGCTTTAAGGCAGCCAGTGGCCTATCTCATCATCGTTAGCTACTTATGCACTATCGGGCGCTAACCGATCCTTATCCCTTCCTATCGGATGCATGCGGGATTCGTCGCAATCACATGCTGGCTTAACTGATAACAAGTGCAGCCAGTAAGAACACTCGGCAACTATCCGGAATTACCGGATAGTTGAACTAACCAGGATTAACTTGGTAGTAGTCAATGCAGTCATTGAGCTGCTCGATGTACAACATCAGGTTAGTGACGCTGCGCTCCGGGTAATAAATCCCACCTTGGTCAGGCTCGTACCACTCAAGAACAGGAGCTGCTGGCTTGCATGGAGGAACAAACACATCACGGCTTGTCGCGCATCCGCCCACTACTAGGACCAAACCGCTGAGCATGGCGGCTTTTAGCATCTTGCTTGATATCTTCATACTCTTGCTCCTGATGCTCAATTTGCTTGGCACGTTGAAGACGCTCCCAAACCTCAATGGCTTTAAGGATTAGCGTCCCAATAATCGGGACCGACGATGCCCAGCCCACAACTAACTTCCGATATTCTGTGAGTGCTTATAGTTGCCAGCTGCTGTATTCCAAACCCAGCGTAGCCACCACGGCCACTTTCGTTTGAACTCTTCAGGCACTTGCGCATCAATCTGAGCAACAACTCCGACTACTGTTGCGACAAAGCCAAACGCAGCTACCGCCCAGGCTGGTGTGTCGGGCTCCATCATTCCCGAACTCGCCAGAGCGACAGACGCAAACAGCAGAGCCACCACTGCGACCGTAAACTCATACAGTTTTTTCATTTCCTTTCTCCATTAAAAAAGCGACCGTTCTGGTCGCTTGTTAGTAAGTCCACATTACGGGTAACCCTTCCCGCCAATCCAGATGAACAAAGGTTTTTGCAATCCCAACTCCTTTCGCGCCATGCTTGCGAGCAATCTCTACAAGACGAAGGCGATCAAAACCGTTATTGCAAGCGATATCAAAGGCCACGCCGTTGAAGTGTTGCCCGGGCTTTTCTTTACGGGCTTCACTCGGATGCTTTTCACATCGATATCCAGAGCGAACGACCATAGCCTTACCAAACTCATCACGAACCTTCTGCAGCTGGTCTAATGCTGATTGGCTCACTTTGTTGCTCCCACATCCACAGGAGCAGTTCAACTTGATATCCGTTTTTGGGTTAAAGTTCTTGGTTTGAGCAAGTGCCACGAGCACCTCCTTTGGCGCGTTTCTTGTCGAAATAGACATAAACATCAAAGATAAAACGAGCAGCTATCAGAGCTAAGCCGCCCAAAGAGATTAAGTTTGCGAGGGTAATATCTGGTGTGGATGCAGCCGTTTCTGCAGCTTGCTGGGCTTTTGCTGCCACTTCATTGCTGAAAAAGCTAACGCCACCGCCTCCACCGTAAGCAATTAAACGGCCTTTGAAGTCGTGCAGCTTGAGCCACACTTCAGAAAAACAGAATGACATCAGCTCTCTCGACTCAAATTTCAGGCATAAAAAAACCGCCAAAAAGGCGGCTTTCAGAATTCATGTATATTTATCCATACTGGATATTTGCATAGTAATTTGACAGATTCTGTTTTTCAACCCCAATCCTAAAGAGTTTTTGACATAATGAGTCATAGCCCAACAATATCGTTCTGATGGACTCAATGTGAGGTTGGATAACATCGAAATTGGATTGATAGTAACGCTTGCGTTTTTTCTTGTACGTTTCGGAGTTAACCTGATTAGCCACACAATCATGTTCCACCAGCGCATTGATGATAGCGGTTCGACTTGCTACTGGCTTGTAGTGTCCCTCACCTGCCACGAACTGAACGTCAGCACCTGCCATTTGCTCGAGCGCAAATCCACCAGCGACCAAAGGAAGAATAGCTTCGATACGTTTCACCACCTTTGCTTGAAGAGTAATACCTGTAAAACAGCACTCCATGAGCCAATCATTCAGCAGGTGTTCAATAAAGCGATGAGTCAGGCTTTGAGAATTCCAAAGTGGCGAAGCATAGGCAAAGAACGCCCAATCAGATAAGTGAGGGTGTACGGTGTTGATTTGCTCCAAAGTAGAAAGCACCTTACCGGCATCCAGTTTAGAGCCCATTTCAATATCAGCCATTCCAAAGCCACCGCCACCAGCACCTTCGTTGTACTTAGCGCGAATAGCCTCCGTCGCCATACCGATCGCCGCTGGCATCTGCCACTTTTCGATGTTTACACACAAACCCATAATCTTATTTCCCCTAACCACAATGTTGAATCAATCAAATTGGACAGCTCAACCACCAATGATAAACTGTATATATATACAGTTAAATGGTAATCCCTTTTTGAAATGTACAAAACGATTCAACGCCTGGTAGGACACCGCATATACAGAATTGGTCCTGATGGCCCATGCGGTTACAACAGCACCGAAGATAATGTGTCGGTATTAATGGCCAGTGGCGACTGGAAGACGATCCCTTTTGGCGGCTATATGGAAGTGGGCAACGTTGTAGGTGTACGACGACTGAAGATTATGGATGTGTCCGCACTCTGCTCTGATGATGACGGGTACGAAGTTGTTTATACCATTCCCAGATATCACTATCTGGTGGGAACGTACCTAAACGGAAAGTGCTTTATCCTGCTTTATGATGGGGAGGTAGAGCATTACCTGGACAAGAATGCAGACCAAGACACCAAGAACAACGTGATTTGGTTATAAGTGCCTATTTGAATATCTAAATTGTGATCAGCGTAATCAAAAGATGACCTAAACTATGCAATCTCGCTTCAAAAAATGTAGCCTAAGACGCTGATATAAATTTATATATTAAAATTAGCACCTGCATGATTTTTTGTATTAAAGACTGCAAATAAGTGTTAGGCGTCAGTTGTCGTTCAATAATCGAGAAACAATTATGAAAAAAGTAGTGTTGCTGGGGGCTTCATTGCTCCTACCCACAAGCGTACTCTCTGCTGAGTTGGAAAAAGAAATAGCTTCTTGTGCTGCGGTAGAAGGTGAGTTAGCTCGTCTGGATTGCTATGACTCCCTTGCAAATAAGCATAAGCTTGATAAGCCACAGCCTACAGGTTCTAAGCCAACAGACACCGGAAAGTGGATGGTCTCTGAAGAAGTAAACCCTATAGACGACTCCAAAACGGTTACATTAGTTTTAGATGCCTCATCAGGTAAAAGCAAATGGAATAAAAAAGTGTATTTTATCGCTCGTTGCAAAAGCAATAAAACAGATGTGTATATTGGTTGGAACGATTACTTAGGTAGAGATGCATCGGTACTTACGCGCATTGGTTCTAACAAAGCGGTAACTTCAAAGTGGAGTCTGTCTACCGACAGTCAAGCAACATTCCATAGAAAACCAATTTCTTTCCTAAAAAGTATGGAAAAAGCAGATACTCTGATAGCACAAACTACTCCTTACAATGAAAGCCCTGTAACCGCGATCTTTGATACTGCGGGTTTATCTAACGCACTAATTCCTTTGCGTAAAACTTGTAGTTGGTAACGTTGCTTGGCTACCGAACAGTTTAAGTTTGGCTGCATCAGCAGCCATTCTCTATCTTGGTGATAGAATATCAACACTTATTAACTCCTGAATAAGTGCAGCGCCAATTCACAGTTCACCCAAACTTATTAAAAAATAACTTCTCTATAATCAATCACTCACCTATTCTATTAGTTGCAATACAATTCGGCCCATAGAGAGTTATTGATATGAATTTAAACGAAAAATCAAGACTAATATCCTTCTTGCTGACACTACTTTTCGGTCCATTGGGACTGTTTTATTCTTCTTTAGCCGGCGGAATAGTCCTTTTAGTAGTTGCTGTGCTTAGTGCAGGGACAATTATAGGTCCAGTGATATGTTGGATTTTAGCGATAGCTATTGGTGATCACTGTACTTACAAACACAACAAGAACATCACTGAAATCAAAAATTTAGTGAGTAAAAACAACGCATAAATGTTGTACATGTATTTATATTCAGGGAAGTTAAAATGATAAAGAAAGCGTTTTTCGGGCTTATAGCCTTAATGGCTTTTGGTGTAAATGCCGTAGAAATGAAAGCGGACATCGCTCAGTTCAAAGATAGAATGGGAGATAGGTTAACCGTTCAAGCTATTAGCGGTGTTAGATATTGTAATAATGGAAGAGCAGCGGTTAACCTTGTATCTACTGACGAGCACATTATCGAATATGTATCAGTATGTTTAAGCCATAGTGAGGTTGACCAGCTAATTAAATCTTTAGAAAAAGCAAAAAATCAGTTTAAGTGATACATCTAGAGAACAGCTATAACACTACGCGTGTACTAACAAATATTTGCAATACACGCACAAAGCGCTCCGAGGGCATAACCTATTTCAGTTGTTTTAATAAAATTAGCACTACCCCACAGCGCCAACCATCAGCGCTCTATTAATCGTCTCTTTCACATGCCAGAGCTGATCGCCGTGTTGACGTTCCCAGCTGTTCACATCGTGGTGTAGCTCTTGGTGGTGATCATGACACAGCGGAATGGTGAACAAATCCGAAGCTTTGGAACCCATCTTTCCTTCACCATGGCCTATTAGGTGATGGGCGATACCTGCAGTCTTACCACATACCCGGCAAGGTAGCTTACGTACAAACGATAGGTACTTTTCACTCTCCCACCGGATTGGCTTTGGATTTCTCAAATACATGGCTGGTGGATCGTCATCGATGACTAATTTCAGAACTGGTTTTGCTAAACGTTGTAGTTGCTCACGCTGACCTTCGAATACATACCTGGCATCTGTATCCACGTTTCCAAGTACACCCACTCGCTTGCTACCCTCTTCTCGTTTGAACTGGCGATCGAGCACAGACTGTGGAAGTAACGAATACACATCATTGCGAACCGCCCACCAGCATAAATCAACATCTGTAATACGCCTTACTTCACCATGCAGCTGGCGAGAGACAGCCATCAGGCCGTGGCGAACCGTATTCTTTCGGGCTATCGAAAACGCCTGGTGGCTGTCATCGGCCATGTTGTCGTGATGCCAACACAAACGAATCGCTCCCTCGCCGGTTACTCGAGTTTTCAGATTGTGATTGCAGTAGCCTTCATCCTTAAGCTGGCACTCGGAAATCGAATCAACGTACTTAGCCGTACTACCGATAAGCAGTTGCACGTCATCATGCGCGAAGAACGCCACTAAAGAGAGGTCATCCGAAGACAACCCTCCAGCGGTCTTTGTGGCCAGACGTTGATTGGGAGAAACTAACCCGATCTTCCCATCCACCAGCAAACGTTGAATGGCCTCTTTGTTTGGGCTTAGCGGAATAAGAGCGGCATTCAGTGTCGGGACGACATCCAAGCTGACTTTAAGCATCTTCCCTACCTTAAGCGACTTTAGACTCTAGCAACGGCTTAGTAACCAGCTGCTTACCCATCTCGACCGCTTTGTCGTATTCCAAGCGAGCTCCTTTCGAAAGTTGCCAACCATCCAAGAACACCACAGTGTCGCAACAGGCCAACATTGGAATACAAATGTGCAGGTACTCTTCCCACTCAAAACCATCCGGCAGAATAGCGGGGTTCATAACAATACACCCACGGCGTTTCAACTCATCTTCCATCGCAAAGAACGCTGGCTTGTTAAACTCTGGTAATCCCGTCATTGGGCCTGCAATGTAAACCTTCTTCACGATAATGCTTCCTTTAATGTCTGTACTGCCTTGCCGCTTTTGATCATACTTCCGGTGAATCGTAGTACTGACCAACCTCGTAATGCTGCTTCGTTGTATTTCTCGCAATCTTTCTCATAACCACTGCCGCGAGTGTGACGACCTCCCGTCCAGGTACCGCCTTCCACTTCCACCGCCAGCTGCTGCTCTGGGTAAGCAAAATCAAAACGCCAGCGCCTTGTCTCATGAAATCGGTATTCCTTCTCAGGTAGAGCTAACCCCATCGTCTTGATTTGGAAAAGAAGCGTTTTCTCTAATGCGCTCATGCCGTGGCCTCTCCAAATACAGGTTCTAGCTTTGCCATTAATCGAGTAGAACGGCCTCTGCCTTCAACCTCCAAATCAGTGACGAAATACGGTTTGCCATCATGGGTATAAACCCGCTTGTTCTCATAGCAAATACACAAGGCATCGACCGCTTTGCTATTGGGTAATACTCGAATGATCTTCATGCTGCCACCGCCTTTAAATGACCTGTTTCAAGAAGTTTTTTACGCAGCCAGATTTCACCCTTTCCGGTGATCAATGCTGTGTGGCTGATTCGCGTTTGGGAGTTAGTCTCGTAAGTGCCCTGCTTCACCGTAAAGTAACCACGCTCGACATAGTCTTGATACGGCAAATTGTAAGAATCTCCACGGCTCATGAAGATCTTTAACTCTCGTAGAACACGGAAAATAGTGACAGGCCCTAAACCGACCGCTTTTGCAAACTGACCAAGTTTCACCCCTTTATCCGCTCCCGCGATAGCATCGGCAAACTCTGCCTTTGGTGCTGCGATAGCTAATGCCTGGTTCTTTTCTTCCAGTTCCTTGGCTTGGTTAGCGGCCAACTGCAGTGCTTCAGCAAATGATTGCGGAACTTGAAGCTGAGTTTGTTTTTCTAGCTCATGCCAGCGTTTAATCACTCTCATGCGAAGAATGGCGGAGTAACCAGTTAACAAACACTCGGTATGATCCTTGTCGAGCCTGTATTCCGTTTGCTTACGATTCATGGAGTCAAAATAGATATCCTGAAATTTGAGGGCATCTAAATTTAGCTCATCAAGCATCTTGGCTATGTCTACTTTTACATTGTCGTGACGCTTACCTGTCAGTTCTGCAATCTCTCGACTGCTCATCGTCATCTCTGTATTTGTGCTTAATTCAAACATTTGCCTGTCTCCCTAGGCCCTTATCCAAATCTTGATTGTGTTGCCGGTTCTCGTGTCCGACATCCGATGTATTTCCACACCCTGCTTGCGAGCCTTAGTGATTAACTGAGTTAACTCCAAAGCAGAAATCCCTAATTCCCTGCAAAGCTCCCCGGGCACCCAAACCTTAGGCCGCGAAACCATCACGCCAACTAACTTCTCCACCATCTGAATCCACCTCCGCTAGCTGGTCTAACAATTCCCTGCGTTCGTCCGACAGACGTTTGATTTTGTTCTTACTGGCTTGGATCGCCTGTTCAGACCCGCCATAGTTCATCACGCGCAGCAGGTGCTGGTTCTCGTTGTCGATATCCATCTCAAGCTGACGAACCTTAGATTTGATCTCGTCACCATCCGATTTGGCTTGCTGCGGTTGCTGCTCTGGCGGCAGGTAACGCCCTTTGTCTTGCTCGCGGCCTAGCCAACCTTGAATAAACTTCTCGATACCCTGTTTGGTTTTTCGCTTACGGGGATTGGCATCGCACCAACCGATCATTTTTTTCAGTTCAGCACGAACATTCACTGCACCGAACAAATCCGAATAGCGGTCGATGTCCGGTTGAGTTACTCCATGAAACTCCCCTTTCCTGTTCAAAGGAATTTCAAACAAAGCTGGTTCGGCTTCGAGCAGTTCGCTCGGAGCAAGATCTTTATTTGATGGATCTATTGGTGGATCTATTGGTGGTTTATAGCCGGATTCCGACCTACCCCCAGCCGGAATTTGACCTACCCCCCTATGCTCTTTCGTCTGTTCGAGTTTCGAACGTTCGTCTTTCGAACAGACGAAATTCGACTGTTCAAAATCCGTCTGTTCATCTGCTTTCTTTTTCAACAGCATTACAGGCAATTGGTACTGGTTATTCGAACGGACTAAGCGACCCGTATCCGCCTTTTTGAATTGGTTCTTTTTGAATAGCCATCCACCCTTTTCCAGTTTCTTAAGTGTCGATTTAACGGTGGTAGGTGAAACACCAGATTTACGAGCAATGGTATCGATAGACGGCCAACAAAGGCCGCTATCGTCCGCATGGTCAGCTAGGCAAAGCATCACCAACTTATCAGAACCTTTAAAACTCGGAATGTCCCAAACGTAGCTCATAACCTTAACTGACATTATTTCGCCTCTTCTTTTTCTTTAGCCAACAACATTTCACCGACTTCTCGCAGCTTGTTGCGATCTACATAGCGAGTCACGGTTCCACAACCTAGATCGGTGTACTTAAAGATAATGAGAGCACTGCCTTTAGTATTTCCATTGACAGACTTCTTAGTGATTGGGTGAATAAATGACACACGACCATTGGTAATAAAACGGATTTCAGTCGCGTTCTTAGGCCACCAGCCAGCATCTGGTGTGGCAGGAACTAGGAGAACAGAGTTAATTTTGTATTTATGGCATTGCTCGTAAGCCTTTTCCATAAAGGCTTTAATCATCCCACGGCTGTAAGGTGGGTTGATCCAAGCGTACTGATGCTCTAGATGCAGATACCCGTGCCAACAATCAGCCCAATGTTCCATTTCTAGAGCGTTCATCTCTTCTGTGATGTAACAAGCCCTTTTATGGTTGTTCTCACTCGCTGCAGCATCCACAGTAAACCAAAACTCTTTATGGAGAGCTTCAAAGAGCCAATCTGGCGTCGACCAAGAATCTTTATCATCAGCAGCCAAATCAGACGCTATGTAATCGGCCATCACTTACCCCCTGCCCAATCCGCAAACGAACTGCGAGGCTTACTCTTTGCCAGAGATCGTGACTTTGGTTTTAATGCCGACTCATGCTGCTTGGCACTCGCCTTAAACTTGGCGTTCCCCATCGCAGCGCGACGGAGGTGATCAACCTGCTTTAAACGCTCACTTAATTCCATAGCCCTGCTCCTGTGTCATTCGGCTTACAGTTCGTTTACTTACCCATTTCCAATCGCCTGGTTTAGTCGCCCAAAAATAGACGTAGTTATCAAAAACTAAGACAGCCTTAATTCTTGCGCGATGGCGCTGTTGTGTTACTCTTTCCATTGAATCGACCTTCGTTTGCTGATTCACGGCCCTAACAAGTTGCCGCTTGTTGGGGCTTTTCCATTTCTAGATGTGCCAAATATCTCTGGCTCTTTGCGTTGATCGCCTTTAGTGCTTCCTTCTCCAGTTGTTGCTTAACTGCGGCGTTCTGCTCCAGTGCAATAGAGTTGCGATACATCTGCGCCAGCTGCTCTATCGTGTTGAGCGTCTCCATCACATTCATGACAAAACTCCCGAAGACATATCGCCAAACATCATGGCCATGCTGATCCCACCAAAGCGGCTTTCAGCGGCATAACCAATCGTCATGGCAGAGGCCACCAGCGTGTGAATGGATGAAGACAAACGACTAACTCCATTGGCAGAAAGCTTGTTTACGTTAAGTTGCTCGGCCATCTCACCAAGCGCCTTAGTAGCAACCAAAAATTCGGTGTTGAGGTTTGCCTGGGAGTTGTAGTTAAACGGCATTGGTGTACACAGCCCGACCTCTTTGCATAGGCCGTCGATCATGCTGTAGTCGCCAGACTCTTTGGTGAACGCGATAACATCATCAACAAACAACTTTGATTCCGGTTGGTTGGTGTTAAAACGTTTCTTTAGTCGGTTGCTGTAATCCACTTCTGAGTACCCAAGCCTTAACGCAATGGCGCGCAGGCTGTGGTGTTTCTTAAAGCGAATAACGCCTTCATAGAAGCGAGGGAATTTCCCCCTGCCTTGTGTGTGGGTCATGGAGTACCTCCTTGGCAATCTGTAGATTGTTCTATCGTGGAATGTTGAGAAGTTCTTCTTTAGTGACTGGTGTTTCTGTCACTTGAGATAATTCCGAAATGATCGAGGCGTAATTGGTTTCACCAGTGAAATCCGTTCTAGGAAGTACACCTCTCTCACACCATTTATAAACAGCTCTATTACTAACGCAGCAAGCTAGCGCTACTTTTGGTACACCTATCTGAGTAATAACCTGTTTTAGCATAATTTCGCCCTTACAATGAACTATAAGTACATATTATGACGGAACTGAAAGTACAATCAAGAAGTTTTACTATTGAACCTATGGTTCATAGTGAAAATGTGCGTTCAAACTTCGCCCAAAGGCTTGCACAGGCCTGTACAAAAGCTGGGATAGAAGATCATGGAAGGGGCGTTATTTTAGCGAAGGCACTTAAAGTGACGCCAAAAGCTGTAAGCAAATGGCTTAACGCAGAGTCAATGCCACGCCAAAATAAAATGGAAGAATTAGCGAACCTCCTCAAAGTTGATCTGTTCTGGCTGCAGTACGGAAAACAACACAGCGGTTCCAACCCCAACGAACCTCAACAACCAACGGAAGCCAATGCGGAAATTTTAGGAGAAATTGACGCATGGGATCGTAAAACCCCACTTTCAGATGATGAGGTAGAAGTGCCATTTTTTGCAGATATTCGCCTTTCAGCTGGCAGCGGTGAAGTAGCCGAACGTGAACATACTGGTCTTAAACTGCGTTTTGCTAAATCGACATTACGCCGCTACAACGTTCCGCCAGAGTGTGCTGTATGTGTAAAAGCGACGGGCAATAGTATGGAACCCGTATTACCGGACGGTTCAACTGTTGGGATTGATACTTCTAGCACTGGGGTGGTGGACGGAAAAATGTACGCCATTAATCACTCAGGTGAACTTCGAGTGAAGCTCTTGTACAAAACACCAGGTGGTGGCTTAAGGGTTCGAAGCTACAACGCAGAAGAACACCCTGAAGAACGCTACTCACAAGAACAGGCTAAAGATATTGTCGTGCTCGGTCGTGTATTCTGGTATTCGGTAATGCTGTAGCCTCTTTCGTTGAAGATATAGATCAAAATAATCATATACTTGCAGTTTATCTATATATAAACTGTATGTTTTAACATCAGATATGGCTTACAAATGAAAAAAATAATTCTTCTATCTATTCTCTTCAGCGCATCCTCCTTTGCTAGTGACAACCATTTTTACACTGGCGCTAGCTTATTGGTAAGTGACAATACAAAACTAAAATCAGATGACGGTTCTATCGACGAAAGTAATGATTTAGGTTTCAATGCATTTGGCGGTTACAGCTTCTCAGTTTCACCAAATATTGATTTAGGTGTAGAACTGGAATATCAACATTTTGGTGAGGCCGAATTTGTAGATGATGTGAGTGTTGAGGGTGACGCTTTTTTCATCAACGCACGACCTAAATTCATTGAAAGCCGCAATAACCTTTATAGCGCATTAATTTTGGGTGTCGGCTCGCTGGAAGGCAAAACGAACATTTACGGCGAATCTGAATCTGAATCTGAAATTGCCTACCAAGCTGGTATTGAAATTGGCTACATGCTCGATCAGATTGATATCGGTGTAGGTTACAGATATCGATATGCCAAGTTTGATGATGTCGATTTCTCGATTCAAGGGATAACCGCAGGGGTCAGATACAATTTCTGATACCTCCCGTTACCTTAGTTAACTAAGGTTCAAGCTTTACTGCTACAACCGCCTTCGGGCGGTTTTTTTGTACCCAATACAAATAAATGTACTTTTGGTTCTTTACATAATATGTACTTATGGTACATTTGGTTCATTACAACGACTTACCCCAGCAGCTGGTGGGGCGAATAACCACTGCACCGGAGCGTTTCTGCCTATGTCTGTCTTACGACGAAAAGTGAAACGGTGACCGGAAGTGACTATCCAAGGATGGGAACGGGAATGCCCTTACTTAGGGCACAACCTAAAGCCTTTCAGAGCAAGGGTTTTAGGGTGTGGATAACCAATCTTGAGGAACGAATCATGAGCAAAGAAGCAGGCAACCTAAGCATAGAAGATCGTACAACCAACTTTCCCAAATTGATGCAAGAGCTAGATGGCGGCGTCATCTCCAACGTTATTGGCCTTGCACTCTCCAACGTGTCGCGCGCTGTTTCGTACAGCGATAAACAAGGCGAAGTGAAGCTGAACCTAAAGCTCAAGCCAATGGGTACCAACAACGAAATGGTAGAAATCACGGCCAACATGTCGGTGAAGGAACCTAAATCGGGCTTTGGTTCCAAGAGTGAGGACTTTCAGTACACCTCTATCGCCTACGTCGGCAAAGGCGGAAAACTCACCTACGACCGACCAAAAGAAGATATTCACGGCCAAGCCGTTATTGAAGAAGGTCAGCTTCGCGAAGTTCGCGGCTAACCCAGTCCACCAGCAATCACTCTAAAGAGAGAACAGATAAATGGATAAATCAGCAATCCAACAGATTCAAGAATCAGCGAATGCCCCACAGTTCTTAGAACAGTTACAGAAGGCAGGTTTCCCTGTTGCTGCTCTACCTGAGTCATTCGATTTGCATGACTTAGAGAAGTACATGCCAAACCGCAATCAATTTCGCGGCACAATGAAAACGGCAAATATCGATGAGTTCGTACGCTATCACGAGCATTACCAAACCGAAGGTAACCAATGTTTTATTGATGCTGAGCAAATGGCCGCAGTGACTATCTTTGATCTTGGTACTCAAGCTGTTCCTGGTCACTGTAAACACCAAGCAAAATTAGTGTTGCGCCAAACGGCTGCATTTAAAGCGCTCATCAATATGGATGAGAAAAAGAACAACCAAAAACAACTGGCTGAATGGGTCGAAGACTACAGCGAATTTGTTCAGGTGTTCTCTACTACTGGTGAGCTGATTGAAAATTCTGTGGCTTCAGCTGCGATTCGTAACATGAAATTCGAAGCGAAAGCAGGCCGTGAATCAAACGTAGATGATTTTAGCCATCACCAATCTGAGTACGAGTCGATCGCAGTTCGCACAAAAGAAGAGTTCCCAATGCCTGCTGTCTTCAAGTTCACCTGTATTCCGTACTTAGGTTTAGCAAAACGCACCTTTGAAATGCGCATGAGCACCATCGGTAACGAAATCCTAGTTCTACGCATCAAGAAGTTTGAACAACACGAAGAAGAAATGGGCGAAGAGTTCCAAACCAAGCTACAAGCCTGCTTTAAAGAAGGCGAGATCGAGATTGACACCTTTATCGGTTCGTTCTCCAGCTAATCATGTTGGCGGTGACGAACGTTGCCGCCGACTTTCTTCAAAGGAGGGAGCATGGCACTAACCAAGGAACAATACGAAAAAGCCCAACTCATCATTGAATCTATAAATGGCAGCGGAAGATCAAAAGCGGTGGGAAGATACTTGCTTGAACATCCAGGCAGAAACCCGACCTATCAGATTTGTAGTGATTTAGGGGTTAAGTCGCAACTGATTTGCAAAGCCGTCTACTACCTGCGTGGTAAGGGGGTTGGTATTAAGTCTGAGCCAAGATCACTCCACCCTTACTACGAGCTAACGATGGACGAGAAAGACAACCTTCCAGGCAAGAAGCCGCATACAAGAGGAGCTTCTAATTGTGAAGGCTTCCGCTTTGTCAAAAAGGCTCATCCGTTCAAACCGAATGTTTTATTACCGCAGTGGGGAGCGTGAGATGTCCGAAACCAAAAAGCCAAACGAACACTTTGTAAAACGCCACTTAACCAACAAGCTCCAAGCACAAGGCACCTCTGGCCACCAGCTGGATGAAGCCATCGAACGTGGCATTCAGTACTACCACTACGGTACTTACGACAAAGCAAACACTATTCAATGCTGTGTTAACCATGCACTGCAATATGTAAAAGGAGAACTTACTCATGGCTAGAAAAATCTATGAGTACAACGGAATGATTGGCCTACCTACTATCGCAAAAGCTTATGGCATGAAACAAGTGACCCTATCCAGAAGAGTTCGTGATATGGGAATGACCATAGAAGAAGCAGTCCATACACCTGTTGTTAAGCGTGGTAAGAAAATGGAAAACCGAGAGATTATCAAAGAACGAGTGAAACGAGCGGTTGCAACATCTTGGACACCACTCTGGAAATTAGCTCTTGGAATAGTGGTGAAATAATGGCTAATGCAACTTTTCAAACCGAACTGGGCGCAGTGACAGTAAAAGGCCCCTACTTCAGCTTTATTCAAGGTCGTGAAGTTATTCAACTGACCTTCATCAAACCTGAGAACGAAGCCAACGGTTATGGGGTATGTAAAGAGTTCCCGAGTGATATCAGTCTATCACCTGAGTTCATGTCCCACTTTGCCGAGCAATCAGTAGGCCTGCTTTAGCTTCTCGGCCAGCAGTTCATTTTATGTAATTCGCCTATGCCCCATCGCTTGATAACGGGGCATTGCAGGACTTTTATTTTCATTATTTATTGGAGGTTTTACCGATGAGAACATTTACGGTGATTCAACTAGAGCCTAGCCGTTGGGTGAAAGAAGATCTTTTGATGGATTTGACGGGCATGTCCACCAATGAAATCAAAGACTATCGTCAGTTTCGTTGGGTTGAAGGCGTTCACTTTAAAAAAGCATCCGGTAAAAGTAGTGGTGGCGGCAAAAGTTTTAAGTATGACCGTGTTGCCATTGATGAGTTTTCAGCAAGAGAAAGGGTTGCGTAATGAACACACCAGAAGGTGTAGAGATCCGCGGTAAGTCTATCCGCATTAGTTTTACTTACCGCGAGATGCGTTGTCGGGAGACACTAAAAGGTTGGGAAGTCACCAAAGGCAATCTCAAAAAAGCGGGACATCTACGCGCTTCTATACTTTCTGAAATTTCATTAGGCACATTTGATTACTTATCTCGTTTTCCAACGTCAAAGAAAGCACTACTGTTTGCGACACCAGAACAGCGAGGTAAGAACCTTACCGTTCGCGAGCTGTTTGATGATTATATTCAATTGAAGCAAACGACAATGGCCTCTCAGTCACTTTATGTATTGAGTACTACAGCAAGAGCATGCTGCTTGTTTGTTGGAGAGGAACGTACTATTTCCACCATCACGATCATGGATGCACTAAAGTGCCAAAAGTTAATGGTCGACTCCCCTACTCGCACCGGTGCTTCACGCAGCGCAAAGACGATCAACAACATGATCAAACTTCTACGCCGATGCTTTGACTTGGCGGTGAAATCAAAGTTTATCGATGACAATCCATTTCTGCATGTTGAGTTGCTTAGTGGTGGTTCTGGTGAGCCGGACCCACTAGAACTAGAAGAATTCCACCTCCTAATAGAATCAACGACCAACTTACAGCAGCGGAATATGTTCACCTTAGCCATTTACACTGGTATGCGAACTGGTGAACTTTGTGCGTTAGCCTGGGAAGACATTGATCTTGAGAAAGGTACGATCGAGGTTACCCGCAACGTCACCATTGAACGAAAATTCACGACACCTAAGAATAAGAAGTCAGAGCGAACTATTCACTTACTTGAACCTGCGCTCCTCGCCCTTAAGTCTCAAAGAGAGCTAATCATGTTTAGCCCAGTGAGAGATATTTTTGTGGAAGTAAAAGGTTCAAACACGTTTCGCCAGGAAAGCGTTCGATTCGTGTTTATTCCAGAACGACGCAATGGCCAAGCACCGAGTGAGACTTACAAAACGACAACATACAATCGACTATGGTCACGCGCACTTAAACGAGCTGGCATTCGCCATCGCTGCTCATATCAATCTCGACATACTTACGCTTGTTGGTTGATCACCAAAGGCGCAAACCTATCTTTTATCGCGGAGCAAATGGGGCACAAGAGCACAATGATGTTGGAACGTGTTTACGGCAGGTTCATGAAGTCGCACTCGCATGAGCAGATCGAGTATTTAAATGGGCTTATGGCTTCGAATAAATGA